ATTTGTTGCTCCCCTTTTTACGCAACGGCGGGAAATATTGGATGGGGGTATTCAACAAGCAGGAGTGCATATGGCAGGCAATGCGAATTCTGGAAGGAAGCCGCTGCCGGGGAACGTGCATCTTCTGCAGGGCAACCGCAGCAAAAAGCCGATCAGCGAGCTGGTGCAGTCGCTGCGCCCGCCGGTCGCCACGCCGGATGCGCCTGACCACCTTAGCCCTGATGCCATGGCCGAATGGCAGCGCGTGGTTCCGTTGCTCGAGGCCATGGGAACGATCGCCGAACTCTACCGCGCCCCGTTGGCCGTCTATTGCCAGGCGTGGGGCCGCTATGTGCACGCCGAGCGCCAGCTTGCGCTCCTTGGCGATGATGCGCTGGTCAGCACGACGCCATCCGGCTACAAGCAGATCGGCGTCTGGCTCCAGGTTAGCAACCGCGCCGCAGAGCAGATGAAGGCATTCGCCGCCGAATTCGGTATGACGCCATCGGCAATCAACCGCGTCTCCGGCGCTGCCGCGCAGGGTGACCTCTTCGGATATGGAAACGAAGCCGAGCAGAAGCAAGGCGCCGGCCGCTTCTTCACCTAAGCGCCGCCGGCTGCCGGGCGACCCGGCCACGCGCTATGCCAAAGCTGTAGTTTCAGGAAAGACCATCGCGGGGCCGCACGTCCGTGCAGCCTGTGCACGCCACCTGAAGGATCTGGAAGAGGGCGCCGCACGCGGCCTCGTCTGGGACGTTTCCGCGGTCGACCACGCTTTGGCATTCTTCGCAGAAGTCCTCTGCCTCAACGGCGGCGAGTTCGAAGGCAATCCATTCGAGACGCTGGCCTGGCAGAAGTTCGTCATCGGCAGCCTGTTCGGCTGGAAGACCATCGACGGCCATCGCCGCTTTCGCGTCGCCTACGTCGAGACCGCCAAGGGCTCCGGAAAGTCGCCGCTGGCCGCCGGCATCGGCATGTACGGCATGGTCGCCGACGGCGAGGCCCGCGCCGAAATCTACGCCGCAGCCACCAAGAAGGACCAGGCCATGGTCCTCTTTCGTGACGCCGTCGCCATGTGGCAGCTCTCGCCCGAGCTGCGCAGCCGCCTCAAGACCAGCGGCACCGGCGAGAATGTATGGAACCTGGCTTACCTTGAGAAAGGCGCCTTCTTCCGGCCGATCAGTGCCGACGACGGGCAATCCGGCCCGCGCCCGCACATCGCCCTCATCGACGAAGTGCACGAGCACCGCAACAACACCGTCGTCGAGATGATGCGTGCCGGCACCAAGAGCCGCCGCCAGGCGCTCATCTTCATGATCACCAACAGCGGCAGCAGCAAGACCAGCACCTGCTGGGGCTATCACGATTACGGTGCAAAGGTCGCCGAAGGCGTCCTCGAGGACGACACCTTCTTCGCCTACATCTGCAGCTTGGATGTCGGTGAAGACCCGATCCGCAACGAAAAGTGCTGGGCAAAGGCCAACCCAAGCCTGCAGGAAGCCGACCTGCCCGGCATCAAATACCTGCGCGAGCAAGTACGCGAAGCGCGCGGCATGCCGGCCAAGGAAGCCCTGGTCCGACGCCTCTGTTTCTGCGAATGGACAGAAGCCGAAAATCCGTGGATCAGCGCCGACATCTGGCTGACGCGCGGCGCAGAATACGACTGGCAGGAACTCAAAGGCCGCCGCGCCTGGGCCGGCCTCGACCTCTCAAGTACCACCGACCTCACCGGCCTGGTGCTATGGATCGAGCCAGAGCAAGATGGCGAGCCATGGCGCCTCGTCCCATTCTGCTGGCTGCCGGATGACGGCCTGCAGCGCAAGGAAGAACTCGACCGCGTGCCCTACCTCGCGTGGCGAGCCGCCGGCTACCTGACCACCACGCCAGGGCGTGCCGTCAGCAAACTGCAGGTCGCCATCAAGCTCGCGCAACTCGCCGAGCACTTCGACATTCAGGCCGTCGCCTTCGACCGCTGGCGCATTGAAGACTTCAAGGCGCTCGCCGACGACAACGGCGTCACCCTGCCGCCGATGGAACCCTTCGGCCAGGGCTACCAAAGCATGAGCCCGGCGCTCGAAGCCATGGAGACGCACCTGCTCAACGGCACCGTGCAGCACCCGCAGCACCCCGTGCTCACCTGGTGCGCCGCCAACGCCGTCGTCCAGAGCGACGCCGCCGAGAACCGAAAACTGAGCAAGGAAAAGGCCGCCGGCCGCATCGACCTCATGGTCGCTGCGGTCATGGGCGCCGGCCTCGTCTCCAAACAGAAAACCGAAGAACGAACCGTGGAGATCATCGTTCTATGACCGCAACCTGGTACAACGCCGAACGGGTATCGCAACCCGGCAGCGTCATCCTCAATCGCTGGCTGGCCGATCGCCAGGCCGCGAAAGGACCGCAGGCTGGCGCCTCAGGCGTTACCTACGATTCCTCGCTCGGCGTGCGCGGCTCCGAGCTGTATGACTGGCTCACCGGCGGCCTCACCGCCGGCACCGCCGTCAATGAGCGCACCGCCATGGGCGTCTCCACCGTCTATGCCTGCGTCTCACTGATCGGCGGCGCCATCGCCAGCCTGCCGCTGCCCATCTACAAGCGCATGCCGCAGGGCCGCGAACGCGCCGACCACCCCGTCTGGTGGCTGCTCAACGAACAGCCGCACCCGGATATGTCCGCCGCCGCCTTCTGGGAATACCTCGTCACATCGAACCTCCTCTACGGCGACGCCTTCGCCGAGATCGTCCGCCCATCGGCGGCGACCAACGCGGTCAAATGGCTGCGCCCGCTGCACCCGCGCAACGTCACCGTCGCCAGCCTGGACAACGATAACGGCCTCGTTTACACCGTCACCGACCCCGACGGCGACGAGCCCACCCGCACCATCCTCGGCGCCGACATGCTGCATATCCCCGGCGTCGGCTTCAACGGCACCCGCAGCCTCTCGCCCATCCGCCAGGCCGCGCGCAACGCCGTCGGCATCGCCCTCGCCGCTGACCAATGGAGCGCCAGCTTCTTCGAGAACGGCGCCCGGCCAGACTTCGCCCTGACCACCGACGCCAGCCTCAAGCCCGATCAGATCGACAGCCTGCGCAGCCAGTGGTCCGAGCGCCACAGCGGCGCCATGAACCGCGGCAAGCCGGTCGTCATGCAAGGCGGACTCAAGGTGCAGCCGCTCACCGTGCCCGCCGAAGATGCCCAGCTCATCGAAACCCGCCGCATGCAGGTCGAAGACATCGCCCGCATCTACGGCGTGCCGCCGCACATGATCGGCCACACTACAGCCAGCACCAGCTGGGGCTCCGGCATCGAACAGCAGGCCATCGGCTTCGTCCGCTTCACCCTGCAGCGCCACCTGGTCCGCATCGAGCAGGAACTCAACCGGAAATTCTGGCCGCGCAGCACCGCCTTCTTCGCCGAGTTCAACGTCTCCGGCCTCGAGCGCGGCGACTACAAGGCCCGCAACGAAGGCTACCGCATCGCCATCGGCCGGGCAGGGGAGCCGGGCTGGATGACCACCAACGAAATCCGCCGCATGGAAAACCTGCCGCCGCTCGAAGGCGGCGACGACCTCGCCACCGCCGAGCCAGCCGCCGCGCCGGCGTCTGACACCGAGCCCGGCGCGCAGCACGTCACCCGTGGCATCGTCGCCCTCGGCGAAGGCATCGCCGCCCTGGCCGCCCGCGAGGCACCGGCCCCGGTCGTCAATGTGACCAACAACCTGCCGGAAATCCATAACCACATCGCACAGCCCGCGGTCAACGTCGAAAACAAGGTCGAAATCCCAGAGCAGCCGGCGCCGGTGGTGAACATCACCAACCAGATCCCCGAGCAGCCGGCCCCGAACATCGACGTCCACGTCGAAGCCGTCATGCCGGAGCAGCCGGCCCCGGTCGTCAATATCGAAACCGAAGCCCCGCGCGTCTTCGTCACCAACGAAGTGCAGCCGGCCGAAGTCAAGGTCGAACTGCCCGACCGCCTCACCGAAACCACCGTTACCCGCGATCGCGACGGCAACATCGTCAAGACCGTGCAGATCGAAACCAGCGTCGACTAATCGGAGCCGCCATGTCCAAGTCCAACACCTTCGAAAACGACCTGCTCAAGCACGTTTTCAACAATGACAACATCGCCCTGGTCGGCGATGCCACCGGCCTGCGCGGCAGCAGTGCCGCCGGCAACCTCTATGTGAGCCTGCACACCGCCGACCCCGGCGAAGCCGGCGACCAGACCACGAACGAAACCGCCTACACCAATTACGCCCGCGTCGCCGTGGCGCGCACCGCCGGCGGCTGGACAGTCGCCGGCAACGCCGTCAGCAATGCCGCGCTGGTGCAGTTCGCCCAATGCGGCGTCACCGGCGCCACGCTGACGCACTTCGGTGTCGGCACCGATTCCGGCGGCGCCGGCAAGCTGCTCTATTCCGGCGCGCTGACCGCCTCGCTCGCCGTGTCGTCCGGCATCCAGCCGCAGTTCGCCGCGGGCGACCTGGACATCACCGAGGACTGACGTGCCCGGCTTCGACAACGTCCGATCGCTGGTCGCGGCCATGGATGCCGGGCAGACCTGGCTGTCCAGCTTCCGCAAGGTGCCGGCCGCCACCGCCACCATCGCCGGCCAGTGGTTCGACTACGGCTATGCCTCGGGCAACCCCATCCCGAACTACTACGCCGCGAGCCCGCTCGAAGCCACGCAGCTCGAAGCCGACAATGGCATCATCGTCCCGCGCCTCACCGGCAGCGCCCGCCAATACCTGCACCGCTTGTCGGTCATGAGCGCCGGCGCCACCAGCAGCACGCAGCCGCTTTACCTGCTCGACTACCTGCTCTATTACCCGTTCGTCGACATGGACGCGGCCGGCGAAGACCAGGCCATGACGCAAGCCGCCGCGCTGCCGCGCTACACCGACGGCCTCGGCGTGCAGATGATGGTCGTCGCCCAATCGCCCACCGTCGGCGGCGGGCGCTTCACGATCACCTATACCGCCTCGGACGATGCCCAATACACTACCGAGAGCATGTTTTGCGGCGCCGCGCAGCCGTCCGGTGCCATCGTCAGCGCCGTCACCGGCACCGGCGGGCTGACCCCGTTCGTGCCGTTGAATGCCGGCGTCAGGGGCGTCAAGCGCATCGAATCCGTTAATTTCTCGGTGGCTAACGGCGGCCTCTGCGCCGTCGTCCTGGTGCGCCCGCTGGAAGTCACGCAGACGCTGGAATCGGTCGCCGTCGCCGGCCGCGGCGCCGCTGTCGAAAAGGAAGCCATGCGGCTGCGCGCCGGCATGGTCGAAATCAAGGATGGCGCCTTCCTCGGCCTGATCGGCCAGGGCGTCGCCGGCAGCCTGGCCAGCAGCCCGCTGGTCGGCACCATCGAAACCGTCTGGAGCAACTGACATGGGATTTTCGAGCCAGGACGATCTGATCACCCAGATCACCACGAACGGCAAATACGGCCGCATCGACTACAACAAGACCACGGCCGTGGCCGGCGTCGCCGGCACCTGGACAGACCTCGGCACCGCCGCCGGCTCGATCCCGGCCAACACCTACGCCGGCACCTCGCTGACCTTCGTCGCTACCGATGACACCTGGTCGGAAGGCGCGATTTACCACGGCGGCGACGTGTCGACCGCGACCAAGCACTTCCTTAACGCCTCGGCCTCGGTCTTCGCCGCGGCCGGCGCGCCGTGGATTCTCATGTGCGTCGACCAGGTCGGCTATGTGCCGATCACCGGCACCGATGTCACCGGCACCACCGGCCGCACCATCACCATGACGCCGATCAGCAACACATCGGCCAAGGTCGATCGCTACCCCAACGGCGCCGGCCTGCGCGCCTACTTCTCGACCGAAGTCGCGCCCACGGCGGGCGGACCCAACATCACCGCCTTCACCTACACCAATTCCGCCGGCACCACCGGCCGCAGCATGGGCGTCACCGTTGGCATGGCCGCCACGCCGGTCACCGGACAGGTGCCGCATTCGGGCAACGCCGCCACCCGCTACGCGCCTTTCCTGCCGCTGGCCGCCGGCGATACCGGCATCAAGGACATCGAAGCCTTTACCTTCAGCGGCGGCACGGCCTACACCGGCACCGGCCAATTGGTGCTGCACCTGGTCAAACCCTTGTGGCAGATCCCGATTCCGGCATCCGGCATCCTCTCCGAGCGCGATTTCGTCAACCAGTTGCCAAGCCTGCCGAAGATTCCCGACGGCGCCTGCCTGCGCTTCCTGCTTTTCCAGACCGGCGCCACCACCACCACCTCGCCGCTCATCGTCGCGGCCGACTATGCGTATGGCGGCTGATCATGGACAAGTCGATCCTCGACATCGTCAATGACTTCAGCCAGTGGAAGGGCAACACCTACACGCTGGCCGCGCTGATCTCCGTTCGCCAGCGCGAGATCGACCAGCAAAAGCTGATCGAATCCGGCCACCTCGAGGCCGCCGAGGTGCTGGCCTGATGGCGCTCATCCGCAACGGCAGCCACCAGCTTTCCGGGCTGAACCGCATCTTCGGCGCGGTCGGCGCCTATGGCCTGGGCAGCGTCTTCGACCGCAACGGCACGGCCAAGGCCTTCGACTCCGGCGAGCACGCCGTTTCGGGCGTCACCAGCCGCAACAGCCGCCCGGCCGGCGCCCGCCATCCGGTCGCATGGAAGCTGCCGACCAAGGCCGGCGGGCTGGCCAGCCACAACGAAGCCGAGGGCAGCAGCACGGCCAGCCTTTCGCTCGCATCAGGGCGCAACCTCGCCGCCACGGCGGACGGCAGCAGCACCGCCGCCGCCAC